CATCGGCTTTCCCCGCGTTTGCTCGTATGATCGACTTCTTCCCACCGAGCTTCTTCGCATCGTCAAGCGTTTCCGTGAGCATGGACGAAATGCTCTTGTTTTTATAGAGGATTTTTTGATGCGCAAGATCGGGCGCGGTATAGGTTCCGAGCGTGACCTTCCACGTCGATAGGATGTCACTGATGATCGCCTTCGTCTTTTTCCCCTTAGCATAATACTTGCTGTCTGCGGATTTCTGCAAGTAGTACAAAAGGTCGTAGGCGGTAATAACGATCGCGTCGTCGGCAATCTGCGAGTGCTCCCATTCCCATACCGCGCCCCGAAATACTTCCTGCTGTCCGTCGCCCCAGTCAGCGTATACGTAGATGGCGGTACAAAGAGCGAGCTTACCGGATAGCCTGCCGTCATCATAGGCGATGTCCCGCAGCGTGAGGTTGAGCCTGACGGCCAATTCCTTTTCGTTCTCCTCCCACGCGACATTCTCGGCGACTTCTTCGAGGTGAACCTGCCTCCCGTCCGCAAGTATGGCGATGACGTAGTATTTAATCTTCGTCAGGTCTACTGTCGCCATCTATCCCACCTCGATTCTCATTTTTTGAAGAGACTTGCGATCTTGGAAACGACGCTGGTAACGGTTTTTACGGCTGTGGAAGCTGCCTTCACGAGCGTGCTCGTAGGTTTAGTCGTGACAACCGACTTAACCGCGGTTGTAACCTTGGATACGACGCTCTTAACGGTGCTTGCCAGCGTCGAGCTGCTGGTCGTCTTCTTGGTGCTCGTCTTCTTGGCGGGCAGCTTCAACGACATTCCAGCATAAACGGTATATTTGGAAACGGTTTTCCCCTTGTTCGCCGCATCAATGGCCGACTTGTTCAGGTTGTAAATCTCCAGCCAGCGGCGTCCGTCGCCGAGCATGGCCTTGGCGATTAAATAGAGGGTGTCTTCGGATTTCACCTTGTAGCTTCCGCTGGAGCTTGAGCCGGAACTGCCGGAGCTTCCCCCTGAGCTGCCGCTACTCGAGCTGCCTCCGCTCGATTGAGATTCGAGTTTGACATAGCTTTTGTACACATATGCCTTCCCGTTTGTCCCGGATGAGTACGGTATGATGTACCAGTTGCCCGTCTTTCCCAATATCTCCACTCGCGTACCATTCTTGAGCTTCCCGAGGATTTTTGAGCTGGTGGATGCCTTCTGTCGCACATTCAGCCTACTGCTCACCTTCACGATGCCGTATGTCTTGCTACTGTCATCGTCCGATTCGGAGCTATCATCCGGTGTTGATGGTGTCGTGGGGGCAGGGACCGTCGTGACGGTAAGCTCTTTGCGCGTGGTGAGGTTGAGTGTGTACGAAACATTTCCGATGCCGTAGTAGTCGTAGGTGAAGGCTTCGATGAACACATCCACATTGACGGACAAATCCGTCACCATGAAGAGTAGCGTCTGCCCCTCCGCTTCCCATTTACACAATAATTCGATGATGCGCGCTGGCGGTTGCCAATCGAAAACGAACGGCAACCCGTACATGCCCTCTCCCGGAAAGGTGCCATTCCAGCTGTATCCGGTTAGCGTCGAGCCGCGAGGTATCCGCACCTCGCCTGTCTTAATGATGTTGAGTGCGACAACCATTGCGCCCGTTTTCACGTTCAGCCTGTCCGGGAGGATGGGGAACCGGAGCCTGTCGCCGGACTGTAGGCTCGTCAGGTAAAAATCCATGTGTCAGGCTCCTTTCCTCATGCCATGTTGGAAACGATGTCTTCAAGTTCCTCGGCAAATGCACTGCCAAGCAGTTCTGCCAGCTCTTTTTGTTTGGCTTTTAGCTTGTCGAGGATGTCTTCGGAACTGTCTCCGCCGTCGATCTGGAATGTCGGATTTGCTGCGACGCTGACGTGGAATGTGTTGCCGCCGCTTCCAGAGCTGCCAGTTGAAATAGGTTTGGGCGTTCCGCCGCCGTCGCTGTCGTCCCAGATTTCATCCGGGATGTCTTCCATCGCGCCGGAGTAGGGCGCGAGGATTCCGCCTTCGGCAAACTCCGTAACCCCGAGCATTTCCCCGGCTTGCAACCAAAGGTCAATGCCCCGCTCACGTCGTTTTGCGCCGAGCGGAATGATGGCTTCGGGGCCGTCTTCTGCCACCCAGCTCAGAAACGCACCATCGTAAATTACGCCGCTGGCGTTTCCGGGAACGCTCCCGTTCGTACTGTAATTGGTGACCCGATTAGTCACTTGGTTGATGGTAGTGGTGGCTGTTGTGCCGTCGAGGGCTTGGAGGGATGACCTCAGGCTGTCAACGTTCGTTTTCAGCCCGGAAGCATCGCCGCCAAGGGCGACGAAAGCAGCTTGTACATCGGCGAGCGAAAAGCTCGAAAGGTCTACGCCAGAAAGCGTTTCGAGAGCTGTATTGATTTGGTCAAGGCTCTCGATCTTGTCAATGCCCAGCGATTCCAGTGCGGAGTTTACGCTCTTGAGTGCCTCTGCGCCCTCTTCCGATGCGGCAAACGTTTCTTTCTGATCGTCCGTCATCGTGGCATAGTTGTCGGCAATGGACTGGACTTGGCTCTGTACGGTGGAAAGCACTTCCGCCTTCGCTGCAATGTCAACGACATCCACAGCCTGTGTCTTTTCGTCTTCGCCGATATAGTCGGTCTGGGCGTTCAGGGTGTTCAGCGCCATGACTGCGTCCTCGAACATCTGCCGTCCGGCTTCGTCGAGCGTGGCGTAACTGGCGGCCACTTCTTCAAGCGACATATTCGCAAGTTGAGAGCCTTGGAAGGTCTGCCCTTCGATGAGCGACTTCTCGTTCTGGTATTGCCCAACGAGGTTTGCGTTCTGCGCGTCAAGATTCGTCTTGGATGCTGATGTATTTTCATCGGCATCTTGTTCGGCCAGCTTCAAATACTCTAGTGCGTTCTGGAATGCGTTATCCCCAAGCAGGAAGTCAAAAAATGGCGCTTCCGGGTTGATCACTGGGAGGCCGTAATCATCAACTGCATATGGAGAAACATCGCTTTCATACCGCTCCCTAATGGAACCAATGCCGGGGACAAGGGTTTCCTCATACCACCTGTCATAATCGTCCTGCGACATCGTGCCAAGCTGCACCCGCTGCCAGTTCAGCTCATCTTGCTGAACCAAATATGCGCGCTCCTGTTCGAGCTGCATGAGGTTTGCTCTTGCCGTCGCAAGATTGTCCTGCGTTTGCAGCGCCGACTGGTATTCGGCCTCGTAGCCGCTCCGGGCCTCTACGTGCTCGGGTACAAGTGCGCGCCCGCGCTCGACTTCCGTCTGGAGGTTCAGTAGGTCGGTTGCAGCCTTCGTCGCGAGCGTATCTTCCACCTGCTGAATGCGCTCGTCGGTGACACGCCCAGCTTCAACATCTTCCTGCGTGATCTGGCCGCCGCTGAGTTCGATCAGTTTATCGTAGTCGATGCCGAGCTGCTGCGAAGCATACTGTGCAATCTCCTCATCAGAAAGAGTTCCCAAAGTGGCTTTTATGAGAACCTCTTTTGAGTTGAGATCGGCGATCTGTTGCTCCAAATTGGCAATTTCTTCGGGAGGTAAGCCGCCGCCATCAATCTTGGCTTGGATGTTGATCTTTTCAGCCTCGATTTCGGACAGCTTATCCGTAAGCAGCTTAATTTCTTCTTCTGTAAGCGGCTCAATGACCGCTTTCAGGGCGATTTGGCTGATCTCAATATCAGAAATCTGTTGTTCCAATGCCGCAACTTGTTCTGGGGGTAAACCGCCACCAGCAATTAGAGCCTGAATGTCGATTTTTTGCAGTTCCAGCATGTCAATCTGCTGGTTAATCGCATCCTTTTCTTCTTGTGTTGGCATCGTAAAGGTAAATGAAAGCGCGATGCGATCTGCCTCGATTTCAAGAATCTGCGCAGAAAGCTTCGTGCGCTCGGATTCGGATAGGCCGCCATCAGCAAGAACGGTCTCTAAATCAATCCGCTGTTGCTCCAGCTCGGTAACGGTATCCGTGATGGTTTGCTTGTCTTCTTCGGTAATCGGCTTGAATACTGTTTCCAACTCAACCGTATGTCCCCCGTATCCGTCGAGAGCTCTGGTGTATTCGATGTATTGTTTCGCACTTTCTCTGTACTGTTCTGCTGCTTCTGCACCCGCTTCGCTTGAATGGAGCAGTTCCTGTCGGTTCCGTTCCTGCGCGTCGGTATATAGCTTGATGCCTACCGCCGTTGCTGTGACCGCAGCCGCTGCCACCCAACCCCAGACAGGGATTGCCGCGAGAGCGGTTTTCAAACCGCCGAGCACAGCACTTGCCTTGCCGATTCCGACCGCGGATGTAGCCGCCGCCTGCCCGACCGCCGCGGTGGCGACCTTGGCCGTAGCCGCCGCGCCGGTGACGCCGCCGAACACTTCTTTGAGCGCCTTGACGGTCTTCGTGATGCCGTAAGCTCCCTGCCCGATCTTGATTGCTCCAAGGCCGAACAGGCCAGCTTTCAGAATCCCGGGCATATTTCCTGCGAGGCCGCCCAAGTCAAATGCGCTCATAAACGAAGAAACAAACGTCTTTGCCGTCTCTGCGCCAGCCTTTGCAATGCCCGTGAGGTTCAGCCCTTCGAAGTCGATTTCTTCGCCCTTGAGGGCCGCAAATATACCCGCGATTATGCCGTGCAAGACCTTTCCGATGTTCTCGCCGATGTTTTCAACAACGCCGAGCACCTTCGATTGGCCCTCGCCATTCCACCATTCCGCAAACGGTTCCGCGACGATCTTATCCCAAGCGACGAAAAACTTCTCTGCAAATCCGTCAGCATTTTTGAACTCATCGCTGTCGAATACGCCCTTGATGTGATCCTTTAGCGCCGTGACTTTCTCAATCACCTTGTCAATGGCGTTTTCAAGTGCCGCCTGAACCTGTGGCATTTTATTCGTGAGCCACTGTACGGCTTTACGCAGGTAAGGGTCGAGCTTCTCCATCAGCTCCAATTTCGCCGTTTCAACCGCGCCTCCGAGGGCCTCCATGTCGCCTGCAAGGTTGTCCAAGCGGATGTTT